GGCAGCCTTCGATGCTGACGTGCAGGCGGTCCGGCCTGGCGCGTTGACGGTTGATGGCGAATGGACGCAACAAGCTTATGTCGTCGGTTCCTCGCTCGGTCTCGTGCCATGGCCGGAATACGCGCAGACTGATTACACGGTCGTATTGTGCGATGGCGTCTGGCGTCGCGCGCTGCCGGTGCAGCATTTCTTCCCGATGACGGCAGGCGCCGGCTCGCAGATTGACCTTCCACTGGACTTGCCGACCGATTTGGCTCCGTCGAGAATCGCCTTGACGGTGCATAATCCGACCGGCAAGGCCGCTGAGTTCACCGCGGTCATTTTCGGACCTTGCGTCAATCCGTCTTTCCAGATTGGCGGCAACACTTACGCGGTTGACGTGACAGTGCCGGAAGGCGGTCATATGTCACTGTCGGCCACCGGATTACGGAAGACGATAACGTTGACAGCCGAAAACGGAGACGTTTCGGATGTTTTCGACAGGGGCGTTCGCGGCACCGGCAGTGGAAGCGGCTCATATGTTTTCGAGCCGATACCTGCCGGAGATTCGCTATTGACGGTTTCCGGCAATTATGGCATCGATTTGACCATGTTTGACGTTTCTGGAGGTGTGCCTTGGCTGACGTTATCCTCGCAGACTGCAAGCTGACGCCACATGCGAGCGTATCGCGAGTGACGTTGGACTGGGCTTGCGGCACGGACGAAAACGACTTCGAACTGACCATCGATGACGCACTCGCGCCGAACATTTCACAAGGCTGGTATTTCTGGCTCGATGGAAGTGATGTTGGAGGCCGAATAGTCGATCGTCGCGTGTCTGTTGCCGGAGGAACGTCTACGACAACCTGGATCGGCCAATCATGGACCGGAATGCTGGCAGCGAAGATCCTCCAACCTGATCCGAGACAGGATTATCTCACGGTGTCAGGCAAACTGCCGGACATACTGACTGGGCTGATGAAGCGTATTGGCCTGGATGGTGTGTTCACCGTCCAATCAGATGATTCTTCGACTGTCACCAATTGGCGTTTCGAGAATCCACGATACGTGGACGCCTACACAGGATTCCGCAATCTGCTCGCATCCTGCGGCAGACGCCTCGACTTCCAAGCCAAGGATAATCACATCCTGCTTGGCATCACGCCGGTCGGCATCATCGACAACACGATCGATTCCGACTTGGTGGATTTCAAGGCCGAAACCAACCGTCGCGCGCCGAATCATCTTATCGGCCTTGGCTCGCAGGAGCTCAAGAACCGTCTGGTGGTCAATTATTTCGCGGATGCAACCGGCGTGGTGAGTCAGACGCAGACGCTCGTTGGAGCCGATGAAGTATGCGCCACATACGACTATTCCAACGCGGATTTGGGCACGCTGCAATCCGAGACGAAGAAGCATCTGCAGGAATTGCAGACCGGTGGTTCGGTCGAGGTGACGTTGTCCGATGAGGTCGGAGACGGTCTGCGCGTGGATGACAAGATTGTTGCGACGGATCAGACTTCCGGCGTCAACGTCACCGCCGTGGTGACGAAACGGGTCGTGAAAATCGATTCCGGGATTTTGACTTCGACTTTCGAGGTCGGACTGCCGGTGCGGTCGGCGAACGCTAACTATTCCGGTTCTTCCTCTTCGTCTTCGGGTTCGGCTGGCGGCGTGTCTTTGACGGCTGGCCGTGGCCTGTCGATTTCAGGCGGCACGATCAACGCGGAGGTCGCTTCCGAGGATTTGGACGCCGTCAGGCAGGTCGCCGAGTCGGCGAACAAGACGGCTTCCGGTTTCGCGGCGCAGATCGGCAAAGCGAATCAGACCGCCGAGGATGCGAAGAACGTCGCCGATGCGGCCAAGACCGTGGCCGACAGTGCCAAGTCGGGCATGATGACCGATTCCGAACGGTCGAAGCTCGCTTCGGTCGAACAGGGCGCGAACGCCTACACGCTGCCGAAGGCGTCCACGGACGTGCTGGGCGGCGTGAGGGTGGACGGTTCCTCGATCGTAAGCGTGGACGGCGTCATCAGCGCTCATGTCGGCGACGGCGCTTCCGGGAGGGTCGTGTTCCCAATCGGATACGTGATCCAGAACACGACGGGCATCGACCCCTCCGTGGATTTCGGCGGGACTTGGCGACAGTTGCCTTCGCTCGGTTGTTTCACTTTTGAAAGGATAGGCTAGTGAAATCTGACGGTTACTCGAAGTACGTATGCGACAAGTGCGGCAAGACCGCTTACGTCGCCGCTGGCGATACTGAGGCTCGTGAATGGTTCACCGTGCGCCGCTATTCGGCTGGCAAGGCGACCCGCATCGCGGATGATGTGACGCCCGACATCTACGAACTTTGTTCCAAATGCAATACGTCGTTCATGACGTTCATGCAGAAGGACGATGAAGCGTTTGAAGCATGGTTGAAGGAGGTCGGACAGTGACCATCGAACTGGTTGACGGCAAGGCCGGAGTTGCACACATCTCAAGCGAGGACAAGGCGATCATCCATCAGGCCAAGTTCTCGAAGTCCGACGTGGTGTACGACTGGGGTGATGCGTTCAAATGCTCGATGAGTTCGTCCAACAGGGCGACGATCGGCACCGGCTGCGCGTCGATCCAGGGCTTGGACTGGCATATCACGGCGGCGGAATCGGTGACGATCTCCAACGGGTCACAGGGCATGAAACGCAATGACATCATCTGCGCGCATTACCATCGAGATTCCAAGACCGGTAATGAGCTGGTGGAGTTGGTCGTGTTGAAGGGTTCTCCGAATGCGACTGCCGCCGCTGATCCGAAGGTTCCGTCCGGGAAGATATTGTCCGGCGCGGTTGACGCGTACATGCCGTTGTGGCGTATCCCGCTTGACGGCATCACGGTCGGTACGCCAGTGCGCCTGTTCACGCCGAGGGGGGCTTTGTGGGATTCCGTAACCCAGCAATGGAAGCCGCCGTATACATCCGACAGCCTCACTCTGTGTCGCGTCGGACGCGTCGTCACGATCAACGGCAACGTCAAGTTCACCGGCAGTGGACAGCAGAACTACTCGACGGCGAATGAAACCATCCCAGAAGCGTTCCGTCCGCTCGCCGACATGAGCATCATATCGTTCCCGTCCTGCGGTTTCAGCCTGCTTGTCGAGCGTAACGGGAAGGTGCAGATGCTTGGCGACCCGAAATCCGCCTACTCCACGGCGCATGGCTGTTGGATGACGGAATAGTTTTCCGTAACCCAGCTATGCCAACTGCAATGGCAGGACACCGCATCGTTCGTTCCGGCTTCTTATGGCGCTTCTAACACCATCACGGTCAAAGACGGTCTGATTTTCGTGGACCTGTCTTCGTTCCGAAGCACCGTGAAAGTCGGCGATTACCGTGTCTGGCTGTTCCAAGCGGGCGTGAAGCCCTCCAAAACGGTCGGTCTTGGTTGCGTCGCGAACGTGGCTGGTGCCGCGTATGGCAAACAGGCGAGGTGGAACGCTGACGGGTCGGTGACGCTTATCGGAGGCGTGAGTTCGTCCGATATCGTCCAATGCTTCTCGAAGACCATTCCGGTGCCTGATGGTGTGGAATTCGTCTAGGCCGTCAGCCAGCAACCATGCGATGTGGAATATGCATAATTGGGATTCCGCAACCACAGACTCTTATCACCTTACGGCGGTAGCCAGAACGGCGGCTTTTTGCCACAACGATGACCTATATCGTTGCCTAGACGGTCGCAACTGGAAACGATACGCTGCCGACATGCCATGTGTTTGCAGGAACGGTCACATCATACGATGTGCGGAAGGCAACCGTGCTTCCCGCAATGTACAGAAAACGATTCTGCATCTGACTGCCCTGAAAACTGTCCATGAAAACGCCGAAGCCCTCCAGCTCGGCACCCACGTCCATGCTTGCCAAAGGCACACCATCCCACGCCTTCTTCTGGAATTGGCCTTTGTTGACCCACCGGCAGTAGACGGTCGCCAAACCATTGACGACGCATCCGCTGATTGTGAATTCCGGGTCGGAGGTAAGTTTCGTGAAACGAATCGGGGTTACGGAAAACTATCCTCATGGAATCGGATAGCAGAGCGAGCCAACACAACCCTGATTGCTGCCAGCGGCTCCCATGTTCGCGCATCGAATGGTTCCGTTCGGATTGACGACGAGCATTCTCGCCGTCTGCCCGTTCGATACGCACACCATCGCATTGACTTCGACCGGAGGGCGCAGTTCGGCGGGCAGCACGTATTCGCATTGCACTGAATCCCAACTGCCATTACCGATATTGCCAGAGTATTTGACCAGCATCATCATGCCGGTGCGGATGACAGTGAAGCCCTTCGCGTTGTACAGGGTTACGGAAAGCTATTTCACCGGCCAGCAGCCGCAGACGCGGAAATAGTATCCGCTGTTCATGCTGCCGCTGATCGTGACCTTGCCGCCAGAGTCGAATGACAAGGCTCCATGCTGCTGGTTCACACCTTCCAGCAGTATTGCGCCTTCACCCTCCGGCAGGAAACCGTCATCCATCGTCTCATTCACGGTCTGGCCGTTGGAATTGATGTTGGATGTGAAGGACGTGTTGCCAAAAGCGAAAGCCATCATGCCGACTTTGGCGAGATGTACCGTCATGCCGTATGGCCCATGCCAGATCTGCCGTTCAAGGGTTACGGAATGCTATCAGCAGGTCAATATGAGTTTCTGCCATGCTTTCTGCATGTCCTTGAGGACGCTCAGATCAGGCTTCAAATAATATCTGGCGGTGGTTTGGATGTCGGAATGCCCGAGCTGGCGTGCGACCACACTGATGTCGGTTCCGGCTTTGATCGCCAACGTGCCGAACGTGTGGCGGAGGTTGCGTGGCGGCACGCAGGGGAGTTTCATGCGCTTGCACCAACTGCGGTAGTGGTTTGCCACTTGGTTCGCGTTCAGACTGCCGACCAGTCGTCCGGCTTTCGTGCCGTGACGTAGTTCCGCCAATCGTTTGACCGCGAACCGTGGCAATGCGACGGTTCGTCGGCTCAGATCGGTCTTCGGTTCGGTGACGGTCTCATGGCCCGCCACCCACTGCACCGACCTTTTCACGGTGACGGTGCCGCGACGCAAATCCAAGTCGGCCCATTCCAAGCCGACCGACTCGCAGCGGCGCAATCCGGCGCACACGGACACCAATAGCCACGCTTCCAATGGATGCCCGTAGAAGCCTTTCAACAGGCGTCGGACTTCCGACGCTGACAGTACTTGCGGCTCATAGTGTCGTAGGTGCGGCAGGCGTATCTCGCGTCTGGTCACGTCATTGTCGGCCAAACCGCGTTTGAACGCGAGGCGCAGTATCGCGCGGAACACCGCGTAGGCCTTGCGTGCCGCTCCCGGCTTGTCGAAGGAGTCCAACCATGATTCGATGTCCGCCACGCTGATCGCGTCCATGTCCCTTCCGCTCCATTGCGGGAGGATATGGCAATTCAGGGCGCTTTCGTAGCCTACTTTGGTGCATTCGCGGAGTTTCGCACATGAGGGTTTCCAAACGGTGGTCACGAATGTGTCGAAAAGCATTGGTTCCTTTCCAATTCTGTTGAATAATCCCACACATCGTCGTGTTGCCGTTGGATGGGCGCGTGTGTGGGTTTTCCCATTGTTCCATATCCCTGTTTTTTTAGGAGGATATTTTGACTCAGATCAAATTCGATTTCGGACATCCAAGCGCCGATGGCATAGCGGACTTGGGCGGCGAGAGGATTCATGTGGTCCCGACCGAACGGTTCAGGAACGGCAGTCGTATCGTCGTACGCGACTCGTTCGAGGTGCGTCTGGACGAGCACGGTACCGCGACCGTCACCGTTCCGCCGACCGATGACACGTTCGCATATGAGGTGACTGTCGGAGAGAGTGAGGATACATGGCGTTTCGTCCGATGCGTCCAAGTGCCGGACTCGACTTCGGTTTTGAATTTCTCCGATCTGGTCGAAGTCGATTCGACCACGCTCACACCGGTGCAGACCGGCAATCCGTTGGCCGACATCGACCAGTCCGATGTGGATTGGGCTGTGTCCGCGATCAATGCCTGAGTTTTTAGAGGAGGTTTGTTTTGGCTAATCCCGATAAGTTTTTGCGTCTGCGTGATTACGCCCGTTTGGAGCGCGCGCAGAAGGATGGTGTCGTGGACGGCACCAAGTTCGCCTACGACAGTGCGAAACATGTCGTGTCGAACGTGCGCGAGTATTTCGACGCGCATCGTGATGGGCGCACGTATGGCGTGCGTTTCCCGCTCTATAGCTTCTCCAATTCGCCGGACGGCGTGAAGGTCGGCGACAATGCCGGTCTGACCGTCGTGCCAAGCTCGAATTATCGTGCCGGACGTGATGATTACGCTGGTTTGAGCGCGTTCCGCGTGTTCGACGCTAACGTTGCGGTGGCCGATGATGGCACGCCGGTCGTGAAGGCCATCAAGGGTTTGGCTGGCAATTACGCGAAGGACGGGTCCAACGGCGACGTGTTCGTCATCACCGCTCCAGGCTTCTATCGGTTCGAGTTCGACACGAACCATTGCACCATCTGGTATTCGGACACGCAGTACGACGGCTATTCGCCGATGCCGGGCGCGCTGCTGCCGGACGGGTCTCTCCGCCCGTGCATGGCGTACGCGAAATACCCGCTGTCCAATTACGGCGGCAAGGCCTCGTCCGTCTCGGGCCAGATTCCAGCCTCCATGAGCGAACAAGGCTCCGTGGCCGTACCCACCAGCAAAGGCAAGGGCTACAGCGGAAAGACTTCCGCCGACACGTTCTACACCCAGCTCATGCACATGCTCAAATACGCGGCCAAGAACATCGAACGCTACTTGGGCGGCGACTTCAACGGTTCCGCTCAGGTCAACGTCAGCAAGGCCGAAACCAACGTCACGCGCGCGCTGGTCAAGGCCACTGACGCGGCAAGCATCGACCTCGGCTCCTATGTGAGCGTCGGCACCGGCACCGACCGTGGAGACAATAAGACCGGCGAGGCGGCGGCATACCGCAAGGTCATCTCCAAGACCGTCGTGGACGCGGCCACCACCGCGATCAACGTTTCCGGCGCGGCCTTCACGACCACGACGGCCATGCATGTCACCCAAATGCCGTACCTGACCGGTTCGACGGACGGCGTGCTCGGCAACGACGGCATCCCCCGCGAGGACGTGTCCAAAACCCATCAGCCGATCAGACTCCAGGGCATCGAACTGTTCGCCGGAGTCTACGAGACCGAGGGCGACATCATCCTGAAGAACGTGAAGGATTCGGACACTTCCGGCCATACCGAAGTGTGGAAGGTGTTCGACACCACCAAGGCGAGCGGCACCGCCATCACCGCCGACTACGTGCATGTGGGCGACTATCCCGCCGTCAACGACAAGACCGACAACCAGTGGCAGTGGCAGACCGACTTCACCGAAAAGCACGGATTCCTGCTGCCCACCGGCGTCGGCGCGACGAGCACCAGCGGTCTGACCGACGCGCTTATCATCAACCCGATCTCCGCTCCGGGACTGCATGAGTTGCGGCGCGGTGGCAATCTCAGGAACGGTTCGCACTGCGGGTTGTTCAACGCGAATGGCAGGAACGATCTGTCGAACGCTAGGTGGAACTACGGCGGTCGCCAATAGGGTATTTCTCATTTTCCGTCACGACTACCCTCCGCTTTCGGGGATATGCGAGAGGGCAAGCCTCGGCCATGCCGAAAATCGAATCAAGCACGCGACCGGTAGGCCATAAGGCCGAACGCCGCCAACATTCCCCTTATAGCTTTCATGAAAACATATTGCAAACACAGTCGCATCACCGAACCCGCGTTCGTGCGCGACTGCATCGAACGGTTCCTTAAAGGCAAACGCTCCCGCAGGGACGTGAACGAATTCCTCAGCCGCCATCCCGACTTGGATTCGCTTTCACGGCAGATAGCCGACGAGATAGGGCGCGGCGAATACAGGTTCGCGCCCATCCGCTACTTCCGCCGTGTGGAACCGATTTCAGGAAAGATACGCATCATCGGATGCGAAAGCATCCGCCATCAGATCTACGATTACGTCTGCGGAACGGCGTTGATGTCATTGTTCCGCGCGAAGGTCGGCAGATGGCAGACGGCGAGCATTCCCGGCAGGGGCATAGCCGACGCACGCCGCGCGATCAGGAAATGGGTGCGCGAACCATCCAGCAAAGTGTTCGTGAAACTGGACGTGCGCAAATGCTATCCAAGCATCAGCCGTGAAGTGTTGAAACGCCTGCTCTCGCGTGACGTGGGCGACAAGCGGCTACTGGATTTGACGTTCCATCTCATCGACCAATACGCGGGCGATGACGGATTGAACATCGGCTCCTATTTGAGCCAGTGGCTCGCGAACTATTACCTCTCATACGCCTACCATTTCTGCGAACGGCATCTAAGCAAGGAGCGCGTGAACCGCAGGACAGGCGAAACCGCCACCAGACGGCTCGTCACGCACATGCTGTTCTACATGGACGACATTCTCCTGGTCGGCAGATCGAAGCGTGACCTGACCATCGCCGTCAAACGCATACGCGACTACCTGCATGACACGCTCCGACTCGAAATCCATCCGACATGGAACGTCAAGCACGTCGGCGTGGAGCCAATCGACATGGTGGGCTTCACCTTCCACCCGGACCATACCGGCGTCAGGGCGGGCATCTTCCTGCACGCACGCCGCTCATTCCGCCGATACGCGCGGAACCCTACGAGTCTTCGGCTCGCATACCGTTGCGCCAGCTACTACGGCTGGATCAAAAACAGCGATTCCATCCAATACCGGCGTCGAAACAACGTCGATCAAATCGTCCGCCGCGCCAGAAACACCGTCGCGGCAAGCCGAAAGAAAGGATAACAGATGATTCAGAACGTCTCTTCCGCAACCCCGTTGGAAAAGGTGGACTACCATCTCCGCGATGACGGACTGGCCGACATCCGCATCCGCCGCAGCATCAGGACCGTCACCCATCAGGCGACCGACAACCAGCCGGAATACGTGGAGTACACGGCAGTCGAATCCTATCAGGTGCTCCCGTTGATGGAGCAGGAGGCCATCGAACAGGCGGATGTCCTGTTCGAGGGTGACGCCACCAGTTCCAAGCCGGTGCTCGACAGGGTGAGCGCATTGGAACAAGCAAGCCTGGACAACGCGCAATTGCTGGCCGACCTGATGGCAGGCGAGGACGGGGATACGACGGATTCCGCCGATTCCGACACCGGCAAGACCGATGGCGGCGATGTCAACGATGACGGTAAGAACACCGCCGACGATTCCGCCGACAACAAGGATAAGGAGTGAGAACAATGGTTAGATTCAATCATGCCGCAGCGGTCCGCATGTACACCCGTCTGGTCAAGGCCGGACGCAAGACGCTGGACGAAGTGCCGGAGGAATACCGCGCGGAGGTGCAGCAGAACCTTCTCGACCCGTGGTTCTGACGTAAGAAGGCATAGGTGAATCAGGAAGCAATCACCATCATCGTCGCCATCATCGGTTCCGGTGGTTTCGGGGCGCTCGTCCCATGGGTGCTCGACAGGATCGACAACAGGCGCGACCCGTTGCACGAGGGCGTGAAGGAGCTGCTGTTCTGCAAGCTTGAACTGTTGCATCGGCAGATGGTGGACAACGGCGGCGTATGCACCGTCGAGACGAAACGGACCGCTGAACGCATTTATCGCGCCTACAGCGGTCTGGGAGGCAATGGCGTCGGCACGGAAATGCGCAACGACATCCTCGACGCGCACATACAGGAGGACAGGAATTGACGCACCTCATGATCGCGGGCGGCACCTACCTGCTGCTGCTCGCCTTGTTGCTCGTCTTCAATCATGTCGCGCACAGGCATTGATTTTCACACCAGTTTTCAAAGCCATCCCATTTCGGGATGGCTTTTCTATTTGCCCCTTGACTTGGGGCGGGAAGGAGAGGATGTGGGCATCCTCAACAACAAAGGCAAGCCGAAGCACAAGCGTCTGCGTCGGCATATGGGCAGGCCGTTGACCGCGTTGGCTGCGGTGCTGTGCGTCGCTGTCGCGCCGGTCGCCAGCGCGGATATGAACGTCATCGACGTTTCCGGCTGGCAGTCCGCCGACGTGACGCGCGTGGTGGACGCTGACGCGGCCATCGTGAAGATCACCGAGGGTTCCGGCTACGTGAACCCGTCTTGGCGCAGCCAGACCGATTGGGCGCGTCAGACCGGCAAGGCTTGCGGCGGATACCATTACGCGGACGGCGGCAACGTCACCGCCGAGGTCAACCATTATTTGAACCAGTTCAACGGTTATGTGGGCCAGTGCGTCCTCGCGTTGGACTGGGAGTCCAACGGCAACGCCGCTTGGGGCAACGGCGACTGGGTGCGCCAGTGGGTGAATCAGGTGTATTCGCGTACCAAGGTCTGGCCGATCGTGTACGTGCAATCCAGTGCCGTGTATCAGATTCCGTCCGACGTGCGTGCCCATTGCATGCTGTGGAAGGCGCAGTACGCAAGCATGAACGCGACCGGCTGGCAGTCCACTCCGTGGAACGCCGGCAGCAAGGGCGAGGGCATGGTGCAGTACGCGTCCACCGGCTACCTGAATGGTGTCGGCCCGTTGGACTTGAACCTGTTCTTCGGCGAGCGTGACGCATGGCAGAAGATCGCGAACGGTGATCGCGGCAAGACCCATGCCGAGGTGAGGCATGACCCGGTCAGGCCGCAGGTCACTGCCACGCCGGACTACAATGACATGGCCACGAAGGTCATTCGCGGCGTGTACGGCAACGGCAATGAGCGTCGTCAGGCTCTTGGCGGTGCCTATGACACGGTGATGGCGATAGTGAACCAGCGTCTCGGCGGTTCTGTCGGCACGTCCGCAGCCGTGAATTGCGGCAGCGTGTGCGTGACCGTTCGTTCCGGCGATACACTCAGCACCATTGCGGCCCGTAATGGCGGTTCATGGAACCAGTACACGGGATACCGTTCCGGTAATCCGAACGTCATCTACGCTGGCGAGACCGTCTGCCGTCGCACCAGCACGGGCACGGTCGCCACCGGTGGACGGTACGTGGTTCGTTCCGGCGACACCCTCGGCGGCATCGCCGCATATTACCGGGTCAACATGTACAGCATCCACGGATACCGTTCCGGCAATCCGGCTTTGATCTATCCGGGCGAGACCCTCTACTGGTAAGGAGACTGACAATGGTCGATAACGTCAAGGAGACTCAGAATGACGGCGAAAAGCCGGAAGAGAAAACTGGCGAGGAAAACCAGTACCTCCTGCCGGACAAGGCGTACAAGGCGTTGAAATGGGTTGCGTTGATCGCGTTGCCCGCTTTGGCCGTGTTCGTGCATGTGGTAGGCCCCGCATGGAACCTTCCATGCGTTGACCAGATCGTGACCACGTTGAACGCTCTGGCCGTGCTGGTTGGCGCGTTGATCGGCGTCAGCGAGTTGAAGGCCCGGTATTCCGAGTAGAAACCTTTCATTGCTCTAACATCATGTTGGAGAAGTGTAAGAATACTATGACCTACTCGTACATTGAGTGCAAGTCGCCCCTCTCTCAGCATTGCTGGGGGAGGGGCTTTTCTTGTTATTCGGCGTGTTTGCGTGGTCGTCTGCCGCCGTCGCGGCGGCCCGGGGGTTTTGTGGGGATACCGTCTGGGTCACGCTCCCGGCGAGGCGAATTG